TCCTCGTACAGCGCGAGGTCGCCGCCGCAGCGGCGGCGACCTCGCGCTGTACGAGGACGTGCTCTCCGAGCCGCAGGTGATGAGCACCTACCAGCAGCGCCGCAACGCGGTGACGAGCCGCGAGTGGCGCGTCGAGGCAGCGAGCGACCGCCGCGTCGACAAGAAGGCCGCAGAGTGGCTGGAGAAGAACCTCAAGCGCATCGGCTGGGACAACGTCACCGAGAAGATGCTCTACGGCGTGTTCTTCGGCTATGCCGCCGCCGAGCTGCTGTGGGAAGCGCGCGACGGCCTGCTGGGTTGGCGTGCCATCAAGGTGCGCGACCGCCGCCGCTTCCGCTTCACGCCCGAGGGTGGCCTTCGCCTGCTGACCTTCCAGAACATGCTGGAGGGCGAGCCGTGCGAGCTGCCGTACTTCTGGCATTACCAGACCGGCGCCAGCCACGACGACGAGCCCTACGGCCTTGGCCTTGGGCACTGGTTGTACTGGCCGGTGCTGTTCAAGAAGAACGGCATCAAGTTCTGGCTGACCTTCCTCGACAAGTTCAGCTCGCCGACGGCGATGGGCCACTATGACTCGGGTGCCACGCCGACCGAGATCAGCCGGCTGCTCGCCGCACTCGCGGCTATCCAGACCGACGGCGCCATCGCGGTGCCGAAGGGCATCGAGATCAGCCTGCTCGAAGCCGCGCGCTCGGGCACCGGCGATTACAAGACCCTGCACGACACGATGGACGCGACGATCGCGAAGATCGTGCTCGGCCAGACGATGACCAGCGACAACGGCAGCAGCCGTTCGCAGGCCGAAGTCCACCACGACGTCCGCCAGGACATCATCAAGGCGGATGCGGACCTCATCTGCGAGAGCTTCAACCTCGGGCCCGTGCGCTGGCTCACCGAGCTGAACTTCGCCGGCGCCGAGCCGCCGCGCGTGTTCCGCGTGATCGAGGAAGAGGAAGACGCCGACAAGTCGGCCGACCGCGACACGAAGGTCAGCAAGCTCGGCTTCAAGCCCAGCCTCGGATACGTCAAAGAGCGCTACGGCGACCACTGGGAGCCGGCACAGCCCGCCGTACGGCCGCCGCTGTCGCCGCTGCTGCCTGGCCAGCCGGTGCCTGGCGCGCCTCCGGCCGCGCAGTTCGCCGAAGCCGCCTCGCCGTTCGCCGCTGCCGAAGCGATCGCGGATCGGTTGGAGCAGGATGCCGAAGCGCCGATGCTCGACACGCTGCAGCGCGTGCGCGCGGCGGTCGATGCGAGCAGCAGCTTCGATGATCTCTCGCAGCGGCTGCTGGGCCTGAGCGACAGCCTCTCGCCGGACCAGATCGCCGAGCTTGTGCGTCAGGCCACCGTCACCGCTAACTTGGCGGGCCGCGTCGACGTCGGCGGCGGCAATGGCTGAGGCGCCCACCGGCCTCGGCCGCGGGTTCCTGCCCGCGATCGAGTACATGCGCAACCGGCAGGTCAACCTGCCGACGGCGAAGTGGAACGACCTGTGGCAGGGCCAGCACGCGCGTGCCTTCGTCGTCGCCGGCGTCATGCGCGAGGACATGCTGGCCGACTTCCGCGCTGCCATCGATCGCGCGATCGCGCAGGGCACGTCGTACGACACGTTCCGCAAGGACTTCGACGCGATCGTCGCGCGCTACGGCTGGGCGCACACCGGCACCGCCGCGTGGCGCTCGCGGGTGATCTGGCAGACCAATGTGCGCACGGCCTTCATGGCGGGCCGCTACGCGCAGATGACCGACCCGGCCGTGCTGGAGCAGATGCCGTACTGGATCTACGACCACACGACCATCCTCAACGCGCGCGAAGAGCACAAGGTGTGGGACGGGCTGGTGCTGCGCCACGATGATCCCTGGTGGCAGACGCACTACCCGCCGAACGGCTGGGGCTGCAACTGCCGGGTGCGGCCGCTCTCTGAGCGCCAGCTGCGCAAGCTGGGCAAGACGAAGCCCGACGCGGCGCCGCCAGCCGGCGGCGTGCCGGCGGAGTGGCAGTACAACGTGGGCGAAGCGGCGTGGGGCCGGCCGTTGGCCGACATGGCGCTGCGAAAGCTGCAGGACGCGAACTGGACGGCGGTGCCCGGCCGCACTTTCCGCGAAGAGGGCAGGCCCGAGCAGCTGCCGGCGGACAAGCCGCGCGCCGAGCCGCGGCCGATGGAGGACACCTCGCCGGCCGGCATCCGCGCCGCTTGGAAGGCGCAGTACGGCGAGCAGGCCGTGCTGCTCGATCCGTCGGGTGCGCGGGTGATGCTGTCGGATGCCATCGTCGAACACTGGCTGGAGAAGCCCGGCACGCGCCTGGCGGGCCGCGAGCGCTACCTGCCGCTGCTGCGCGAGGTCATCGAGGACCCGGCCGAGATCTGGGTGAGCTGGGCCGTGAACGGCAACGGCCGCTACGCGCTGCGCCGCTACTACCTGAAGCGCTTCGACCTGGCGGATGGCAAGACGCTGACGCTGATCGCCGAGGCTTCGGGCGGGATCTGGACGACCTTCAACTTCATGGTCGGCCGCACCGCGCAGGCCAAAAACAGAGAGGGCCTGCTGGTGTACGGCAGGCCCCCGGAGTGAAACGGCTCATGCACATCAGGCCGCTCGGCAGCGCCCGTGGCGTCCCGCTGCGAGCCATCGGATGCCGATCCGGCTCGTGCGAGGGTGGCGGCGTGGGCCGCGACATCGGGGGCGGCCAGCTCCCCAACCCGTACCGCGGAGCATAGGCATGGCCGGCGCCACCATCAAGGTCACCGTCGACGACGAGCGCGTGCAGCAGGCCTTGGAGCGCGTGGCGCGCATTGGCGGCGACGCACGGCCGCTGTTCACCGAGATCGGCTCCGCCCTCGAGGCCAGCACCCGCGCGCGCTTTGATCGGGGCGTCGGGCCGGACGGGGTGCCGTGGGTGCCGCTGACCGCCAAGACCTTGAAGCGAAAGCGCGGCTCGAAGATCCTTGTCGAGCGCGGCGACCTGCTGAACTCGATCGCGTTCGAAGCCGGCAGCGACTTCGTGCAGATCGTGGCCGGCCCCACCGAGTACGCGGCCACCCACCAGTTCGGCCGACCAGCGGCGAACATCCCGGCGCGCCCGTTCCTTGGGCTGTCCGACGAGGACGTCCGCGAGATCGACGAGGCCACCGGCGACTACGTTGCGCGGATGTTTCGGGGGTGAGCCGGGGCGGTTTCACGGTGAAACTGGCCGGTCGATTCTCCGGGCCTGTGGCGCCGAGAGGGGCGCTCTGAGCCACCCCTGCCGCGGCCCCACCCCCCGGCGGGGCCGTTAAAGGCGATTAAAGGCCTTTAAAGGCAGGTCTGGCGGGGCGCGGGGCCCCTTCCCCTCCACGGGGACGAAAAACCGGTCGGCACAGCGGGTCACGCACTTCAGCCCGGCGCACAGGTACAGAGGCTTCCGACCGGCACAGATAGTCTCCCCGGATGCCGCGCGAGGCGACGTAGGAAAACGGCGCGCTCTGTCGTAAGAGGTCTTATAGACGATGAGCGCGCGCGGCCGGCCAAGCTTGCCGCATGCCGAACGTCGACCCCGCCCAGTTCCCCAGCCGCATCGAGATCTTCCGTGCCGGTCGGCACGTCGACGCCTCGGGCCGCGAGCTCAACTTCACGGCCGCCGACATCGCGCAGATCGCGGCGAGCTACAACCCCGAGCTGTCCGAGGCGCCGATCGTCGTCGGCCACCCCACGCTCAACGGCCCGGCCTACGGCTGGACCAAGGCGCTGCACGCCGACGGCGATCGCCTGCTCGCCGAGCCGCACCAGGTCGAGGCGCAGTTTGCCGAGCTGCACGCCGAAGGCCGCTTCAAGAAGAAGTCGGCCTCGCTGTTCCACCCGGACAGCCCGGGTAATCCGACGCCGGGCAAGTGGTACCTGCGCCACATCGGTTTCCTCGGTGCGCAGCCGCCGGCGGTGAAGGGCCTGCGCGACGCGCAGTTCGCTGCGCCGGCCGACGCGATCGTCGCCGAGTTCAGCAGCCCGATCGACACCACGCGCTGGGCGCTCGGGACCATCCGCCGGATGTTCAGCCGCTTCCGCGACTACCTCGTCGAGAAGGAAGGCGCCGAGCGCGCGCAGGCCGTGATCTCCGACTTCGAGCTCGAGCAGCTCGGCAACGACGTCGCGGCGCTCAACGCCGGCGACGCGCTCAACCCGATGCCCGCCTTTTCCGAACCGCCCGCGGCCGCTGCGGCTGCTTCCCAGGAGACCTCCATGCCCGATGCCAACTTCGCCGAGCGCGAGGCCGCGCTGGCCGCGCGCGAAGCCGCCGTGGCCGAGTCCGAGCGCCAGGCGCGCGAGCTCGCCGCGGCCGCGGCCCGCACCGAAGCGGTCAGCTTCGCCGAGGGCCTGATCAAGGCCGGCCGCCTCAAGCCCGCCCGCAAGGACGCCGTCGTCGAGCTGCTGCTGAGCCAGCCGGCCACGACGATCGACTTCGCCGAAAGCGACGGCGGCCCGAAGGCACCGGGCGCGCTGCTGCGCGAGCTGCTCGCCGAAGCGCCGGCCGTCATCAACTTCAACGAGCGCAGTGCGCCGAGTGGCGCCGCCGCGGCCAACGTCGACTTCGCCGCGCCTGCAGGCACGCACCTCAGTGCGGATCGCCTCGAACTTCACCGCAAGGCGCTCGCCTACCAGGCAGCGCATCCCAACACCCCGTACCTCACCGCTGTTGCCGCCGTCGGCGGCTGATCGGAGCCCGAATCCATGAGCCAGATGATTTCCATCCTCGACCTGACCGAGGCGGCCACCGCCGCGGTCACCGGCGAGCGCTTCGTCAACGCGGGCGCCCACGCCGTCGCCGCGGGCCGCGCGCTCGGTGTGGCGCGCGCCGATGCCGCGATCGGTCAGCTGATCCCGGTGACGGTGATCGGCACTGCCATCGTCAGCGCCTCGGCCGCGATCGCGAAAGACGCGCTGATCGAAGTCGCCGCCAATGGCCAGGCCGTCACCCGCTCCGCCGGTGTCGTCGTCGGCCGCGCGCTGCAGGCCGCGACTGCCGCCGGCGACCGCATCGAAGTCCTCCTGATCCCGAACTAAGGCCGAAGCCATGCCCCAGCAGAACCTCAACCAGAACCGGATCATCGATCCGATCCTCAGCACCCAGGCGCGCGGCTACAAGCAGGCCAACCTCGTCGGCCGCGTCCTGTTCCCGCTCGCGCCGGTGCCCGCCTACGGCGGCCAGGTGATCGAGTTCGGCAAGGAGGCCTTCCGCCTCTACAACACCAAGCGCGCACCGGGTGCGGCCACCAAGCGCCTCGACCTCGGCCACGTCGGCCGGCCGTACGCGATCGTGCCGAGCGCGATCGAAGTGAAGGTGCCGTACGAGCACATGACCGACGCCAGCGCGGTGCCCGGGATCAACCTCGCGTCGCGCGCCGTCAACACGGCGCTGCGTGTGCTGAATCTCGAGCACGAGGTCGCCTGCGCCACGGCGGCGACCACGTTGGCCAACTACCCGGTGAGCAATCGCATCACGCTCGCCGGCGGCACGCGCTGGACCCAAGCGGGCAGCACGCCGGTCGCCGACGTGATGACCGGTCGCGAGGCCATCCGCGCGGCGATCGGCATGTACCCCAACGTGCTGCTGCTCTCGGCCCGCACCTTCCGTGCGCTGAAGACGAACGCCGAG